GCAAAACGATTGACGTACACAGATCAAGGCGTAAAGGTTTTGGATGCCAGTGGCGAATTAACCGTGTCTAGTCTGGATGATTTGAAGGCTGAGTTTCAAAACTCCCCGCGCTTTCAATCTTTATTGCGGGGTAATCAAGCGTCAGGCAGCGGTGCTCCTGGCGGCAAAGGCAGTGCCGATCTAAAAACCATTAAACGCTCTGAATTTGACAGCCTAAGCCACGCGAAACGGGCTGAGTCGGTCAAGAAGGGCATCAAAGTAATTGATGATTAAAGAGGAAAATAATCATGGCTAATGTATTAACCGATCTGGCTGCTGACATTTATAAAGCCGCCGACACCGTAGGCCGAGAGCTTACTGGTGCAGTCTCATCTGTTATCGTAAACGGTAACGGTTCAGAGCGTGTCGCCAAAGGCGATGTTGTGCGCTCACACTTCACACGCCAACCAAGCGCATCAGGTGCTATCTCGGAAGCGATGACCATTCCGGAAGGTACTGATCAAACCGTTGACAACAAAACGCTGACTATCAGCAAAGCGCAATCTATTCAAATCCCGTGGACTGGTGAAGATATTAAACACGTTGACAACGGCTCAGGCTTTGAAAGCGTATATGGCGATCAATTGGTTCAAGCCATGCGCACACTGACCAATGAAATTGAAGCCGATTTGCTGTCCGACATTTACCAAAACGCATCACGCGCTCACGGTACAGCTGGCACAACACCTTTCGGTTCTAACTTCAACGAACTGGCTAACTTACGCAAAATCATGGTTGATAACGGTTGCCCCGTGAATGACCGGATGCTGACAGCGGTGATGAACACCAACGCTGGCGTGAATCTTCGTAACTTGGCTCAATTGCAAAAAGCTAACGAATCTGCAAGTGATTCATTGTTGCGTCAAGGCACATTGCTTGACCTGCAAGGCTTGATGCTGAAAGAGTCTGCCGGTGTACAAAGCCACACCAAAGGTACAGGCGCATCGTATGTCACCAACGGCACGTTTGCTGTCGGGGATACCACTATCAGCATTGATGGCGGCACAGGCACAGTATTGGCCGGTGATGTGGTGACGTTTACTGGCGACACCAACAAATATGTTGTTATCAGCGCGTTAAGTGGTGGCGACATTGTTATCGGTGGCCCTGGCTTGCAGCAATCACTTGCTGATGGTGTTGCGATGACTGTCGGTGCAAGTTATACCGGCAACGTTGCATTCCATCGTAATGCGGCTGAGTTGGTTATCCGTGCGCCTGCCGTGCCTAATGGTGGTGATGCGGCTGATGACTCGATGGTTGTGCAAGATCCGTGGTCTGGTTTGGTCTTTGAAGTACGCTCTTACAAAGGTTATCGCAAAGCCATGTTCGAGGTTGCTGTAGCTTATGGCTACAAAACTTGGAAACCTGACTTTGTTGCGACATTGCTCGGCTAGTTGTTCACGGTTGCACCTTCTTTGAGGGTGCAGCCTTGATGCAATTACCCATAAATGGGGATATAAAAGATGGTTGATTTAGTGAAAATGGAACGTAACGGAAAAACCGCTGATGTTCACCCGAATGAAGTGGATAATTTCAAGGCGGCTAACTGGGTTATAATTGAACAGCCCAAACGGCCAGCCCCACGGCGCAAAATAAAAGGCTAAGTCATGTTGACAGTTGAAACCGGCAGCGGGTCTAGTAGCAGCGACAGCTATATCAGTGTGGCTGACTTTGAATCCTACAACACGGATCGAGGTTATACGCTGACAGGTAATGCTGAGCAGCTATTGCTGCAAGCCATGCTGTATGTCGATAACCTGTCATTTAAAGGCTGGAAGCTAACCAAAGCGCAATCCCTGCAATGGCCGCGCAATGGTGTGTATATCGACAGCTACGCCATTAACACGGATGAAATCCCACAGCAGCTAATTGACTTGCAGTGTGAGGTTGCCTTATCCATTGATGCGGGAAGCGATCCGCTCGCAAATGTTGATCGCGCTGTTAAGCGTGAAAAAGTCGATGTGATTGAAGTTGAGTATGCCGACAACGCAGCGCCTTATGCTTACAGCCGCAAGATCAAAGCCCTTGAGAAGAAATTAACAAATGGCTCAGGCGGCATGGTTGTGGATCTGTTCCGCTCATGAGTTTTTACACCAGCCTTGCAGCCACAGCGTCAAGACTGCTGGCAGATAAAGGCCAGACTATTACATGGCTGCATGACAATAATGATGGCAGCTTTGACCCTGTAAAGGGCGCCACTACAGCCGGAACGACAACAGCTTATTCAGCCAATGGCGTATTGCTCGATTTTAATACCATGCTCATTGATGGTGACAACATACTGCGCACTGACAAGCGCTTTGTGATGGAGGCGGGCGATATTCCTGATGTGCATGATGTGGTGACAGTCAATAGCGTAAATTATACCGTTGTTGCTGTTCGCGAGACGAGTCCTGGTGGCGTGGTGGTGTTATATGAGCTTCAGCTCCGATCTTAAAAAGTTTGCCGACAAAACCGAGCGTAATGCTGAAAAGCTGGTGCGGGGTACGTCACTGGCTTTGTTCCGTCAGGTCATTCAACGCACACCAGTTAAAACAGGCCGCGCAAAGGGTAACTGGCAGACTGACGTCAACCGTATGGCAACATCAGTTGTTGAGCGTGACGATAAGAGCGGCGCTAAGGCGATTGCGGAAACCAGAATCAAGACCAGCAAATTTAAGATTGGCCAGTACATCAGCATGGCAAACAACCTTCCGTATATAAATAAACTGGAAGATGGATCATCGAAGCAAATGCCATCAGGCATGGTCAAGATAACTGTGGGCGAGTTTCAGCGCGAGATAAACCGACAAGCTCGCAAGATTCGATAACAGCAAGCCACTCAATTAAACCCGCTTCGGGTTTTTTTATTGCACAGGATTTTAAATGGCAACCACGTTCTTGGATATAAGCGCCGCTTTAGATAGCACGTTGAACACTTATGCGTCAGCCAATAGTGTGCCGGTTGCGTGGGAAAATAGCGGTTATGCGCCGATCACAGGCACAAAGTTTCTGCGACCTACACTGCTGGCGGGCGGCACTGATTCGGTGGGTTTAGGCAATACCAGCTCAGATGATCATTTAGGCATTTATCAAGTTGATGTCATTGCGCCTCTCAATACTGGCAAGGGCGAGGCTGTTACCACTGCTGATGCGGTTGCTGGGGCATTTCCTAAAGGGATCATTACTTACAACGGCGTCAAAGTACGCATTAGATCGGTATCACGAGGTTCAGGCTCTCGTGATGGCGCGTGGTTCATTGTGCCTGTCGAAATTTCTTACCAATCTTATACCTAGAGGATCGAAACTATGTCTGACATTATTACTTTTGCAGGCTCAACCATTAGCGTTGTGTCTGGCTCACCCGCCACCTATAACGCTGCCGGTTTTGCTGATTTGACTTTCTCACCGATTGGTGAAGTGGTCAGCGTTGGTGAGCGTGGGCGCACCTATACCGATGTGTCTTATACATCACTGGCAGAGCGTGGCACATTGCACCGTAAAGGCTCTTATGATGAACCTGAGACGCCTTTTGAAATCGGTGCGGATCGTGATGATGCGGGTCAGGTTGTCCTGAAAGCAGCCAGCACGTCTGACACTAGCCATTCGTTCAAGATTGAATACAGCAACGGCGAAGTTGATTATTTTGAGGGTCTGGTATTTAGCCTTGTCACTAATGGCGGCGATACGGACACCATTCGCATGGTAACAGCTAACGTGCGCATTGATCGTCAGGGCGTTGTTGAAGTGGCTGCACCGTAATGGATTTACTTCATCTATCCCACAGTGAAACTGCTGACTGCATCATCAAAGATCCATTTACAGGTGAAGATACTGACTTGGTTATCAATTTTCATGGGCCCGGCACTAAGCAGTATAAGGAAGCCGCTAAGATGATATTGGCTAAGAAAGGTGATGAAATGGACTCAGAGGCTTTGTCAATAGTCACAGCAGGGTGGAATAACTTTGAAAACTCTGGAAAGCCGTTTGAGTTTACAAAAGAGAATGCACGGATGGCCTACTTGGCATCCATACCTCTCAGGATGCAAGCCGCTGACTTTATTTTTGTGATCCGCAATTTTTTGCCAAAACGCTGACTGATTTAACGCTATTTGCAAATCAGTTGGCATGGCTAAATTCATCCGACAAAGCGGGCAAGTT